ACTAATTGTTCTTTTTTAATATTTCTAAATGAACGATTAAAGAGTGCATAACATAATGCGTCAAGCATTGTTGATTTACCTGAACCGTTAGACCCGATAATAAGTGTTGATGGTGATTTTGCTAAATCTACTTCTATAAACTGATTACCAGTAGATAAAAAATTCTTCCATCTTAATTTTTTAAAATATATCATCTACACATTATATCAAAACTTATTGATATTCTTTCCTCATCTGTTTGACTTGGTTCTACAAAGTGGTCTAGGTATGGTGGCCATATCATAAGTAGACCTTCCATTATATTTACTTTTTTAAATTCACCTTTATCAAAACTATAATTTATAAAAGCATTACCAATAGCAGATGGTCTTGGATCTCTAAAAACAAGTTGACCACTATCTTTTGGTACTTTAACGTAATATGTTCCAGATAAATGATACTGACCGTGTTGATGTATTATATTCCAATCTCCTCGTTTGTTTACATTGACCCATAGTTGTGGTATAAAGACTTCTTTTATATCTAACGGCAAATGAGAACAAAATTCTTTTATTTCTTTTACTAATGGTTCAAATTCTCCTTCAGGTTTATATAAATCACTTTGCCAACCACCTCTATTTGATTTTTTAACTGGTTTGTTTTTTTCCATTTCACCTTGTATCCAACTTGTAAAGTCTTCATTAAAAGTTACTCTTGTTTCACTTCTCATAAACTCCCATATCATTGTGTGCCAATATGGTGTAGGCCACATCATTTCTTGTTTAATAACTTTTCTTGGTAGTTCTTGTTTAGGCATTATGGTCGTTTGCTTCTATATAAATTGATTTTAAATATTCTTTTAGTTTTGTTTTGTTTACATCTGTTTCTAGTTGGTCAACATAATTATTTAAAAATGTAACTGTATCTTCACCCATTTCTAAAATATCTTCTCTTACACTTGCTTTAATATCAGAATAATCTTCTACAATATTTAAATCATGTACTGTTATTTCATTATACAATCTTTCTACGAATTTGTCAAACACCTCTTCATTTGTTTTATTTAATACTATTAATTTAATAAAATGTTTATCAAATGGTTGTAAATCAAAATTTGTATAATCTTTCTTTTTATCATCATAAATTATCTTTTTGTGAATAGTATATGGATTCCATATTCTTTCTATTTCTCTTGTTTCAGTATCAAAAACATGAAAACCTTTTGGATCCTGATAGTCTGACCAGGTCATTTCGTATTGGGCACCACAGTAATATATTTGACCATCATCTGTATTTTTATGAAAGTGCCCTGAAACTACTCTATCAAATCTACTAAAATCTGACTTTGCTAAACCATGGTCATTAATAACTCCATTTTGCATTTCAATACCCTTTATTTCTAAATGGCCAAAACATAAATCTGCTTTTGCTGTTTTTAACATATTCATTGAGTGCTCATAATTGTCATCACATATCCAAGGTACAAATAAAATATCAGTACCATCAAAATTTACAACAGTTGATTTTGTGTATATCCATGGTTCATGTCTTTTATCAAATGAAGTATAGAGATTTTCTATTGCATTTACATCATTGGTATTTTTAAAGTAAGTATCGTGGTTACCTATAATAATATGTGTATCAATTTGTTCTTCATATAATCGGTCCCAAAATTGTTTTCTAAAAATAGAAGCAGTTTGAAAGTTAATAAACTTTCTTCTATCAACCACATCACCCAAATGAACCAATGTTTTTATATTGTGTTTTTGTAGGTGTGGAAAAAAGATTTCATTATAAAATTTTAATTGATAGTTTCTAAATGCTTCGCTGTCATTACGAACACCGAAGTGTGTATCGTTTAATATTGCAATTTTCATTATGTATCTAAAACGCTTGTATAAGTTCTTCTTTTTCTTTTTTTAACTTTTATTTCTTTTAATTTAGGTTGTTCTTCAGTTGATGGTTTATTTTTTCTTAAAAATTCTAAAAACTGATTTTTATAATCGTTATTTGTGTCACCAGGTAATGTAGTAAATTCATCTATATTGGCCTGTTCAATCATTCTATACTTAATATTTGTTTGCTTCTTTTCTTTTTGTATTCTTCTTATAAAAGCATAGTAAATAATCTGTGTGAAATAAGCAAATGGATTATTTGATTTTTTAGGATTAAAGTTTTTAAGATATTGTAAACAGTTTTCTATACCATCAGAAATCATATCATCTCTAAAAGTATAGTTTATAAAATTTGGTCTATAAGATAAGTGATTTGCAATTTTCAAAAAACATTCACCAATATAATTTGTAACTGGTGGTGATTTTCTTCCTCTTTTTTCTGCTTTATCGCATTTATCTTTATACTCTATCATCGCCTGTAGAAATACTTTATTATCTACATAATGTTCGGATCTTTTTCGTGTTTTAGTCATAATATTATTATAGTATATTTTGTTGTTTTTGTCAATGGTTTATCATATCAACCAATTATAAATGGCCCTTAATGCAAGTAACAAATACATAAGTTCCATAAGTGCTCTAGGTATGTCTTTATCTTTTATGCCCATATATATCCATATACTACAGGATACTGTTGCTATTGACCATCCTACCCATTGAGTGCTAGGATTTGCATTTGATAATATGTAGGCACCTATCATGGCTAGTATAAACCCTAACCATCTCATACCATCTAATCTTTTATAAAATCTAATTTTCATGGTCACTTGACATAATCTAATTTTGTTGTTATAATACCCATGTGGGTTGTTACCGAGAAGCTTTAGCTACCTCATTAGTGAATCTTTTTACTTGGCATATTTAGTAAATCACTTATCTCTTTAATATCATTCTTGTCTATATCCTTTTCATTTAAATCGGAATTTTCTTCATCAAAATCTTCCCATTCGTCATCTTTCATATTTCTATCTATAACGTTTGGAAGAGATTGTTTGGCCTGTCTTAACGCAACCACAAGTTTACCATATCTTTTTGTAAACTGAGGAGTGGCATTTGCTATTGTAATGATTTTATCTATTGGTATTGTTATTATTTTTTCATCTGTAAAACCAACCCACTTTACTAACGCAATATAATCAGATATACCTTGTTCAGTAATACGAGGAACATATTTAATTAACATAGGTTCCTGTAATCTTAATAGTTTTGAGTTTTCAGGTAGTTGGTTTTTATGTAAAGGAAACTTACAACAGATTTCCTCTCCAGAAACCAGTCTGATTATTTTAACTGCCTTATCGTCAACTCGGTCAATCATATAACTATTTATCTAAACCTACGGTGTGAATTTCATAGTTAAAACTCTCCCGATTATAGATATTAACTCTTTCCTGAAAATGGGTTAAAGTAAAATTCTTTTTATCTTTATAGGTTAAATCATCAGATATATCATAAACTGTAGCACTTTGTTTTTTATCACCAACTCTTAAACCACGACCAATACTTTGCAATACTCTTATAGGACTTTTACTAGGACTGCTAAAAATAATGTTATGCAAATTACGAATATTTATGCCAGTGCTAAACGTTCCAAAAGAAGCGACAATAATTGCATTATCAGATTTTTCTGTGATTGCTCTAATTTTTTCTCTATCATCTGTTTCGGTTCCACCATAAACAAAAAATACTTTTCGTTTTGGATCTGCCTTTTCTTTAATTAAGTTATATAAAATTTCACCGTGTTTTTCTACTAACTGAAATAAACATAAAGTGTTGCCGTTTAGTGCTAAGGTTAGATTTCTTATATATTTGTTACGAGCAGTATTTTGAGTAAGATATTCTAATTCTTCAAAATATTTTACACCATATACTTTTTTAGATTCAGTTTCAGGATACTTTAAGTTTAAACAAACTACTTTTAAGTTTGCTAATTGTTTTTTATCTATTAATTGTTTTGTTGATACAACTTTATTGACCATACCAAACAGTCCTGTTAATACTAACTTGTGTGTTTTACTATCGTCTAAAGTACCTGTCAAACCAATACGATATTTACAATCTGTAAGTTTTGTCATTATCTTTGTTAATGATACGGCTTTGAACAAATGTGCTTCATCACCTATTACTGCACCATAATCTTCAAAAAACTTTTTAGGCATTTTATATAATGATTGCCATGTTGAGATAACTATTCTTTTATCTTCATCTATGTCGTAACCATGATATTTTCTACTGACATTTGTTTCTACATCATAACCATAATCTTTAAAGTCTTTGTATAGTTGTTCAACAAGTGATGTTGTAGGTACAATAATTAAAATATTATTGTTTATCATGTTTAAATAATGTCTAACCAACATATAGATAATTAATGATTTACCTGAAGCTGTAGGCGATAATATTAATCCTCTTTCATATTGTAAGGCAAATTTAAATGCGTCAATTTGATAATCCCTTGGTGTGATAGAGAGTTCATACTCTTTAATCATTCCGTCCATATCGGCGGCTGAGAGGGGGATTTGAGTAAGAATTTCGTTGATTTCTTCTATTTGTATATTTTTCTTATTACACCAGTCTTTTAGATAGGGATACAATCCAACATACATTTGACCTGTAGCATACGAATATAATCGTATTTTACCATCCCAAACTCTATTTCTAAATTGAGGAGTAAACTTATATCCTGGCACTTCAAATGAAAAGTAATCAGATAACTCTCTACGAATATCTGCCTCTGCTGAAATACGAATATAAACTGAATTAAGTTTTTCTACTTTTAGCTCGTTGCCCACTTAACTTCCTATCTGCTTCTGTCATTGCTTGTTGTTTTTCTGGTGACTTAAAAACAGGAGGTAGACCTAAATGAGGGCGTCCATCATAAACACAATTTTCACCATAAGGACCATCTACGTTATTATAATGTAAGAATACTTGAGCATGATTAGTACCAATAAATGGTTCTCTCCAATGTTCGATTTCACATCCTCTATAAACTATCATATCACCAGGTTTCATATGTACAGGTTTACCTTTGTTACCAAAGCCACCTGTTTCATCTACCCACATAGGCCAATCATATTTATTCCAATCTTTCTTTCGGCCTTTTAAATTACTATTATTATATCCTAAACATAATGTAGTTGACACTTCACAACTTGGTCTGTCTTTGTGTCGTTTTAAAACATCACCCTCTTTATACAATCTCCAATAAGAATAGGTAGGTTTTAAGTTAAGTTTTGTGATTTCTCTCATACCATGTAATCCGTATTGTAATAACGTTTCCATTGCTGGATCAGCATAACAAGAATATGTATTTGGTACTTGTTGGTCTGAATATGTACCATCTATGTCACTTCTATAACCAGGCCATTTAGAATCAATAAATGTTTTAGCACGAGCTGCCCTCATTATTGCATAATTATATAGATAGTCTGCTAATATACGAGGTATAAAGTTTCTTATAACCACATATCTGTGGTCTTCGTAAAATTTTGCTGTATCTTTTATTGCCATGGTTTTCCTAAACTCCATAATACTAATGAATATCTTGTTCCTCTCGTAACAGGTGTTACGCAATGATGAGTATAAGATGGAAAGATTATAATAGAACCAGTTGGTCTTATTTCATTACAAACATGAAATCTTTTAGCATGATGATGACCAAAGTCAAACTTTAAATTACCACCAGCATAATTTTTTGGATTAGTAAGATTTACTGTCATACTAATTTTTCTAATTTTATCCCACATATTTGGATTATCTGTATATCCTGGAGTTAATGTACCATTAGGTCTTAAAGGTACATCTTTTGTTGAAGGCATATAATTGCCTTTACCATCTAATTTAAAAGTACCATCTTCGTTTCTTTCAACGTGTTTAAATATAGGTTTTTTATCTTTTGTTTCACCCACTTTAAGTGCTGGTTTATAAGCACCTTGCCAATCTGATTGACCATCAGCGTGCCAGCCATAAAACTGACCTTTACTTTTGTGTCCGTGATAAACTGTAAATTGAAAAGACTCTGAAAAGTCCCACTGCCAATGCCAACCTGCTTGTCTATTAGCATGATGTACATACGGATGAAATAAATCATATAACCACCTTTCATTTAACCAAGAAATATGGCTATCTCTTACATAAGCTTTACTTACATCAATGCCCTTTTTCTTTAAAGTTATTTTGTTAGCACCACCTGTAGATAATCTAGTTGATGTTTTTCTACCCTTACTATCAACACCACCTTTTTCTTTACCATCAAATGTAGAGGCATTTTTTGAAATACCTTTCTTTTCATCAACGACCATTTTAGACAGGCCTAAAGATATTATTTCCTTACATTTCTTTTCAGGAATGGCACTCTTATAGTACATATACTTGTTGCTCGTTTGCATATTATATTATTCCACTAGTAAACTTTTTCCACTCAATAGCATTTTTTATTTGAAATGTACGATTAGTTAAAATACGAATAGTCTTATCCAAATAATCAACAACACTTTGTATATAAGTTACTTTTTGTTCTAGTTTATTTAAGTCATCATCTGACTTTAGGTATTTATCCACATCTTGTTTTAACAGTTTTATATTAAAAGGTTTTTCTTGGTACACACTAGGGTCTGCCTTACCTGTATAATATTCCCATTTTTCACGCAATAATCTATCTCTATCTTGTTCAGTTTTCTTTAATAGATTTATGTATTGATTGTGAAATTTACAATACTTATTGTGTAACTGTGGTGTTTTTAATGATTCTAAATCTAGTTCAGTATCATTTAATTTAAGGTCTTTTTCGGCCATAATTTGTAATTCATCAAATGTCATAATATCTCCATTATATCAATTCTTAACTATTTAGTCAAGGACTTACGAAGTCGTTTCCACAGTAGTGCTAGATTGTACATTTGCAAACTCATATAGTTTGTATTGAAATGTGACACTAGCAGTTAAATAATCAACATCTGCGGCTTGTTGATTATAGTCTAATCCAGAGAGTGATATTGGATATATATCTCTAAATCTTATTTCTATATTGGCATTGTTTTTACTTGTTAGTACAAATAGTGTAGCGTCTGAATATAAACCACCATCATCTTGTACGGCCTTTGTAACTTTACCTAACTCATTATTAACACCTGTATTTGTAGTAGTTGGATATCTATCAGCACTTGCACCTTGTAAAGCACGAAACTGTGATGTGTCTTTTGGAAAACCAAGACCTGTCATCCAACCATGTATTTCTCTATAGTTCTCTAA